CCCGCCGATAGGCCACTCCAGGTGAATGAGCCTGCCATTATTCCACCGTGCCTTCTTCTGCGCAATCAGGGCAGCGCTCTAGGAGCATGTCGTGCTCGCAACGCGCCTTCGGAGGGCGACCCCGGCGTGGCTTCTCCGGGATCGCCATCTCCATGACGGGCGCTTGCGTAGTCTCTGGGGCCGCGTAGCCCATTCTTCGCATCTCTTGATCCATGGCCCTTTGTAGACCAGAATCGCCCATACGACGAGCATTTTCGCGAATCTCCAGAAAATTACGCAGCTTGTTCATGCTTCTCCTCGGTTGAGTTTCTTAGGTCAGGAAAACGAGCGGAACCGTCGCGAAGGCTTTACCTTCGATCGTAAGTTCCGTTTCGGCTTCTCCGGCACCTTTCTGCGCAGCTTCCACTGCAAGCGCTTCGGGAGCGCCGGGGAACCATTCGTACTGAGTGCCGGTTGCCGCCGTGAAGCTCACGAGCGTTTGAATAGTCGTAGCTTCCACTGTGATTCCCGCGTAAACGTAACCGAAGGGTGCATTCGCGCTGGTAATCAGGACCGATTTTTCGAGTTCGGTTGTGAGTCCTTTCGACGGTTTAAGCGCAACTTCCGCCACTTTGCTCTGGGCAAGCAGTTTGCCCTTGCCTTTCGGAGCGGTAGCACCGCCATAAAGCGCCACGAAGGACTTCACGCCCGTTTTACCTTCCGTAGCCCCCACGAGTACGGAAACGTTCTTGATTACGTCGCCGTATTCGACGGGAATCGCAGCAAAGATGCCTTTTTTCGTCGCCGCCGTAGCGGAGTCCGTCAGAACGTTGATACCACTGTAGTAAACGTTCGAGCGCGCGGGGATATTCCCCTGCGTCGCGTTGGAAAGATCGAGCATGCGATCAATTGGGTTATACTGGGGCCAACGGCCCCCTACAAGATCAGCCATGTGATGCTCCTAGTTTGAGGCGACCCCGCAATTGGGATCGAATTTATGAGCCCTTACGTCCGAGGGCCGCCCTAGCACCACCGTCGCGACTTGATGCGCGAACTGGGCGCTTCGTTGGTTTTTTTGCTTTGAAGATTGCGCGACAAGCGTCGCGGTTTCGAGATCCAAACGACGTGGACCTCGGAAGTTTTCAGTCGAGGAGAATACGATCCGACTTACGCGCGTTGCAGCCTCGATGGGCCAGTTTTACGTTCGCGCGAGTATGTGGACCGCCCTTGGTTATGGGAATAACGTGGTCCATTGTGGCGTCTCTGCGAGTGACTGCTTTGCCACAGAGATAGCAAGTTTGATTGTCACGCTCAAAAATCTCGTCGAGAGTGAATTTTTCTGCGCCGACCGAGCCTCGCTTCAGGGCGCGATACTTAGAGTCGCGGGCTGCCTTATCTTTCGCGTTCCTACGCTGGTACTCGATAGAACGCTTGATGGTTTGCTCTTTATTTGCTTCGTACCAAGTTCTAAAATATTCCTTCTTGGCATCGGGTTGTCGCGATGGTTGCTCGGAGAAACGCTGCGGGTTCTCCTTACGCCACTCCTTGGCCTGGCGACGAGAACGTTCGGCTTTGCAATCATCGGAACAGACGGTCGGAGGTCGTCCGGGCTTAGTTTTTCGCTGGAACGAACACCCACAAACAGCACAAACGAAACCACGAACAATAGGCTTTACGGGTGGGACTTTCTTAGCGACCGTCCCATGCGTTTTGAGTCGCATGTAGTGCTTGTGACAGAGCCCCCGAGCCTTTGCGGGCTCGGGGCATGGCTCGCCGTCGTCATCCTCCACACCACAGGGCTGATTCCACTCAGCACGCTGGCGAACTAGCGGATCGCCATGCCGGAGCCATTTTTCGTGGTGGCTCCGGCACAGCCCATCCGCATACAGCGCCTTCTTGTCGCAGTGAGAACATTGCATAGCAACATTCTACACGGCAACGGCTAGAAAATCAAGCCCTCAATCGGCGCTTTTCGCGACTTAGAATGCCTGTTTGTAGGCACCTTCTGGTGCTTTCATGCCCGTACCCAAGCCAAAGCAGATGCTCTGCGGGTACCGAACAAGGAAAGCGACGTAATTGAAAATCTGGAACCGGATCTCAAGCGTACCCGACAAAATCTCAGGGAGAACCCGAGTCCGCAGATCGCCCTCGAACAACCAGAAGTCGTCAAACTTGCCCGCGAGAGCAAAGTCTTCGGTACCTCCAGTAACGGCTCCAGCTTCGGTTGCTTCAACCGGGACATTGCCGTCAATGAACACTTTCGGACCAAACGGAACCGAACCAGCCAGTCCCTCGAAAGGAGTTGGATTGATGACATCAGCCGCGATGTTATAAGGCCCGTAGCCGTCGTTGTTCACCAACGGACGACCTTCGAGCCCTTCTTTACCATCACCGATCGTGGCAAACCAGAACCAGCGACGTGGGTGCATCACGAAGTGGAGGTTTTCCAGATCATAACGGTTATACGACACTTTAGATGCCATAGCACCGAGCGTCTGATAGAAGCCAATCGCCGGGATTTTACCAGCGGTTGCTTCAAATTTGATCTGGTTCGCTTCGTAGGGCGAACCGACGCCCCAGTTCGTTTTCGGGAAGAGACCCACGATTTCCCCAGCGTTCAGGGAGGTCGTTGCCGTGCCAGGCGAGTAAAGAACCTGACGGTCTACGAGCCGGTTGTAGTCGGCAAGCAGATCCTCCATGATCACCCGATCCACGATCTGTCCTGGAGACTGCTCCAAGAGCTGAATCGCGACGTCCTCCTGACCAGCCAGCGTCTTCACATTGGCCTGCACGGCTTCGTCTGTGAAGTCTTTCGATTCCACAGCAGCAGAATCCGCAGTCTGCGGGGCTACCTTTGTCGGAGCCTTCAAGCGGGGGACGTTGATCGAGTCCGTACCCGGCGGGAGATCCATCTGGCGACAGAGATTTGCCGTCGGACGACCAGCCCTTAGATAGGGAAGGTACTCGTCCACGAGCCAAAGTGGGGGCACGAAGTACGATTTGTTACGAAGTTACGAAAGAATAGCAGCACTTGACAGGAGCGTCGCGAACTGCTAGACTGGAAGGATGGATACTCAAGAACGAATCAGCCGCCTTGCGGCAACCGATATTGCTTGGCTTGCGGGACTTTTCGAGGGTGAGGGCTGCATTTATTTCGAGAAAAAAGGCTCGGTATCAATTACGATCAAGATGACAGATCGTGACATCATCGAACGAGTACACAAGATGGTGCCCTGCAAAAAAATCAGCACCGTACATCCCAAACCAGCGCAGCCCCATTACAAACAACCCAAGCCACAATACGGCTGGAATCATCGACATGAGGATGACGTGCGTCCATTTCTCGAAGCAATACTTCCCTACCTTGGTGAGCGACGCGGAAAGAAGGCTAGAAAAGCCCTCAGTCACTACGACACACGCCCCGGAACCGGAGGAACGCACAAGGCACGAACCCATTGTCCACAAGGACATGAGTACGTTGCCGAGAATACTTACATTCATCCCGTTTCTGGTCATCGACACTGCCGCAAATGTAAACTTGCTTGGGCTAAGCGTAATCGCGATCCAATCAACGCTCGTCGTCGCAAGCCCAACGGCCGTGGTCCCTACAAGAAAAAATCCATCTAGTAACTAAGGTCGGGTCATTTCTGCCCGACTCTGCACCTTTACCATTGAGTGCAGACCCGACTATAACTTCATCTGCCAACATTCACAAGATACGCACTCTTGAAAAGCTTACGGCAGAGCCTCACGTTTAGTCTGTACGGAGCCCCATGCGTGGGTTTCCTCGGTATTGTCCCGTAATGCTTCTTGGGGGAGTTCCACCGATATGGTGAGGTTTTCTAGCTTAAGGTCGCCCTTAAGCGGCGGCTACTTGGAGGAAACCGCCTTGGCCATCGGTTCGGTTAGGATTGACCCTCTGCTCGAAGGGATTAGCTTCAAGCCCACCGCGCCTAAGCCCAGCAACCGAGCCACGGAACTCACGCTCCGCACCGTCAATCTGCGAGGCTGCACGACGCTGGCGCTCCTCGGCACGCTTCGGAAGCTCCACGTCCAGCTCTTCGGTGTGACGCCGGAGACGAGCCTCGGCTTCGGTTCGATCGCCGCTAACGAGCCCACTGCCCTGAATGCGTGAATCCGCGTGGGCGAGATCACGGAAATAGGAGACGCCTTTGTCGCTACCTTCGAGGCGGCGGTAGGTTTTTTCCTCGTTCCCGATGCTCAGGCTGGGTGAAGCAGCACTGGCCCGAGCTGCGTTTTCCTTGCGGAACTCCAGCACTTCCTGCTCTGAAATCCGCTGCTCCAGCTTTTTGATCTCAGCGTCACGCTCGGTGAAGCTAGCTTCAAAAGCCGCTTCAGCGGACCTGAACGCAGCACGAGCCTCCACCAGCGGCTTGTCAATCTCCGCTACGGCGGCTTTACGCTGCTCTTCGGCTGTCTGGCCGTTGTCCTTGTCCTTGAACTCGGTTTCGGCTACGCGCGCCATTGCGCTGGTAGCGTCAGCAACAAGCTCTTTCTCGCGCTTGGAGAAATCCTCACGCTCCTGCTCGCGCCCTTCGATGCTGGGCGCAATCTCGTCGAGAAGCGCAGTACGTTTCTCGCGCAACTGATCCAATAGGGTAGGATCGGGCATTATGCCCTCCTTCGATATAGCGCCCCGTTGGGCGCGGATTGACCTCTTTCCTCCGGGTGCTATTCCGGTCTCATCGCGGGCAGTAAGCGGTTCGAAGGCTTACAACTGGCGATGGGGAGAACGCACAACGGGATGCTACAAGTGCCTCGGCGGATTTCGAGTCCGCATCTGCCTTGAGCTACGAGGCGTTCAACCTACGATTACAACGTAATTGATCGCTTTAGCAGCAGGACCAGTCGTGTAGGTCACTTCGACTTCGGAGAGACTGATCGAGACGACTTTCGCGAGCATCGTCACCGGATCTTCGAACGTTTCGGTAAGAATCGTTGCCACGAAAGTGCGCGTTTCGAGGCCGTGTTTGATTTTGAAGGCGGTAGTCCCAACACCCGCGCCCGTGATGGCTCCGACGAACTTACGCGCGACGCCAGCAGTTCCCAGAACCACCGTGTTTTCCGTCGCGCTTCCAGTCGGCGTTGTCGCGGGGAGCACCTTCGGTGGTGTCACTGCTTCTTTTTTGATGCTTGTCGTTTCGACGGATTCAGCACCGAGCGATGTGGAGCCGGGATTGCGGACCATCAGACTTCCGCCACTGTTACGTTCGTTTCAGCGGATGCCGCGATACCGAAGACGCTGCCGACCCAGACCATCGGTCCGACCATCCCGTTCCAACTACCACCCGAAGCCCCGAGGAAGATTCCTTCTTCTGCCACGGCTGCTTTGCCAAGGTTCAAGTAGATTGAGTTCGCGCCCTCGTTCACGATTTCCAGCCCACTGCGAGCGGCGTTTTCTTTGACGATTTCGGTACTCGTCGTTTTGACTTTGACTTTCGCACTCGCCAAGGCTTCGTTGACTTTGTTGCCTACGATCGACATTCAGTACCCCGATTCCACTGCGAGTCCGGTTCCTGTCAAATACGCGACGCCGCTCGGGTACCGCCAGAGCATCGCGCCGTAGCGCCACAACTGGATTCGAGCCTGCAGGGTTCCCGACGTTACGTCCGTCATTACGCGCGTTTTCTCCACGCCCTCGAAGATCATCTGATCCGATGGGCGCATACAAACGACGAGATCCTGGTTTTTTGCTTCGCCGAGTTCCGCTGGGATCGCATCATCGCAGTAAATCGGCCAGCCCAGCATCGGGGGCACGGAGGTAGGAACTTCGTCGTCCATCAGGTGCGGATAGAGCGGCACGGGCTGATGCCCTGGAACCGCCAGTGGCAATTCTGAGAGGTCTTGAGCAGTGCCCAACCACGCCCAGCGAGCAGTCCGCATCAACCACACCTCGGGCTGTAGTTTACGTTCGTCCCCCACCTTCGCAGCAAGCTTCCCGAGTTCGCGGAACATTGTCGTCCCGCGCGGTGAAGCTGAGTTGTATTCGAGCTTCGTCGTCGCGAGATTCCCCGTCGTCGGCAAATTCGTGAGGCCGAGGATCTCCTGATATTCGTTGCCCTTACCAATTATCATTCGTTCCTCGATGCGCTGGTCGTAGGACTCGTGGAGGTCCTTCAGCACCGCAAAGTCGAAGCCTGGTGCAGCGGATTGTTCCAAAAGTTGCATCGAAACGTCCTGCATGCCGTCTGTTGTCGTGACCCAGCATTCGACCAAATTGTCTTGGAGATCCTTGTCAACGACTGCCGTGTCGTCGATGTCCTCTTCGGCCTTCGTTGTAGGATGAATTGCGGGGAGCTTGATTTCGGAAACCCCAGGCTCAAGCAGGAAGTTCTCAACCATCGCAGAGAGAACGCGCTTCGGACGACGGCCAGTCGCGAAATACTCGATCGCCCAAAGCGGCGGGCTGAAGTAGCCACCTTGGCCATCCGTTCGGCTCGGGTTTACGCGACGCTCCATGCCCTCGGGTTCACCCGCGAGACGCTTTTCGAGCCTAGGAACCTCGACTTCCATCTCCCTGCCGTGACGCTGGAGTCGTTCTTCGGCAGCGGCGTCATTATTGATCTCGACCATCGCGCGATCTTTGAAGTAGCTGTGTTTCGAGTAGCGGTACTGGTAAGTGAGCGGCTCGCGCTTGACTTCGATTCTCGGAGACTTGAAAGTCTCGTAGCGTGCGCTCCACTTATCGCGTTCCCCCAGAGCCCGCTCGATTTCGACGACCTCGCCATCGTCTGGCAAGCGCCCCTCGGGGATCGCCTTGGCGGCACGATCCGCGTGGAAGTCGCGCTGGTGGCGTGCGTGTTCGGCGAGCTTTTCGTTGTTGGTAGCCATGGCTACTCCTTTTCGGCCGTAGCCGGATTATTTGCGTTTGCGCTGCTCGCGCATTTCGAGCGCTTCGAGTTTCTGACGGGCACGGAACGTAAAGTTGCCGTCATCTAGCGCAGAGCGGCCGTCCGTGGCTGCGGAAACAATCGGGGCAGCCGTGGAGCCGTCTGGTTTCGAATTGGCGCCAGAATCGCCTTCAGCCGGTTTGTCGGGATTAGCGACCCCCAGCAAACGAGCGAGCATTGGCTGAACCTCGTCCAAGTTCTCATCGGCACTCGCCACGCGAGAGAGGACCTCTTTCAGCGCATCAACGTTCTGCGACGAGAGAACCCGCCCCGCACGCTGCTCCATTGTCACGAATTCATTGATTGCACCGTCGAATGAGCGGATCATCGAGGATGTGGTAGGTGAGGCACCCTGCGTAACGATCGATACGTCTCCGCGATTAATCTCCACGGAACGTAGGGTCCTTTCTCCGAAATCGTCACTCCAATCCTGATCGATCGCCTGGAAGCAGAAGCTCATTTGCCCGTCCAAATCTCCGCGCTTCATCTTGCGCTGAAGAAGCTGAGCGTCGGGATCAAGAGGATCAAGGTTCGCTTCAATGTAGAGCCCGTTGCGATCCTCTTCGAGCGTGAGAGTTCCCGGTTTCGTACGCGCAAGTGGAAGACCAGATCCGCCGTCGCCATGATTCAGGAGCAACGTTACGTCGGGTTCATTTTTCAAAGTTCGCTTGAAGGCACCCCTAGCAATCTTCTCCGTGTAGAAGCCGACCTCGTAGGGCACTTCTGTCACCGAGGCGTAGCCAGTCAGCGTCCAGCCGCCGTCTTGTGCTTCGCGAATTTCGAGTTTCTCCGCCTCGAAGGCACGACGCTCTGGCGTGCGAGCGCTCGTAAGCTGCTCGGCCTTAGCCTTGCGCCACTCGAACTGCTCGTCGGTTGCCTTTTCCTCTTTAGCAGGGATTTCACCAGTGCCGTTGCAGTCAGGGCAGTCGATTGAGCCTTCGTTGATTTTGCCCGAGCCGTTGCAGGTGGGGCAGCTTTCCATGTCGGCGCGCGTCTCGGTTGCCTCGTCCTCAGCGGAGCGCCAGCTTTCGGGCAGCTTGTCCGTAGCACCGAGAGCAGAGGCGCGTTTCTTGATGTAAGCCTTGACGGCGTCTCTCACCGCGTCGGGGGCGCGTCCGAGGGCCTGGACCGCGTTGGAAAGATCGGCGGCGTTCGCAATCGGAAACGAGAAGTGGCCATCGGGGTTTTTGAAGGCTTGGCCCTTTTTGCCGAGCGCCTCGACTTCGGCCGTTGTGTAGCGGGCCTCGTATTCGCGGAGTTGGGCTTCCTGAAGCGCCACACGGGCTTCCAGCTCGCTCTCGGTGATTTCGTCGCCCTGAGGCGTCTCTGCGGGCATATTTCGCCTCCTAGGGCGTGTTTTTGCCGCCCCGGCTCCCCAGCGAGGTCGTGTTTTTTGCGATTTTTGGCGGACTCGGATCGCAAAAACCGAATCCAAACGACGTGGACCTTCGAGGTTTTGCTGCCCCCACGGCAGCATCTTCATACTCCATGCTCTGGAGGTCTGATTTGGCCGAAAAACCCCGCAATTTGCGTACTTTTGGCCTCTTTCGAGCATTCTTGGGCTTGCAAAAGTTCTGGAGTCTGCTAACTTATGTAGCGGCGGGACAAATCCGCCGTGCATCCATGCCACGAAGGAGACCTACATGGCCGTTTCCGTAGCACCATCAACTACCTCGACCGGCTTCTATGAGCTGGTCCTTAGCATCAAAGCGCACAGCCCCTCACCGGGGCTACTCATGAATAACGCACGAAAGGCAGACCCCACTGACGAATACACGCAGGAAATTGCCGCTCTTACGCACCAGCAAAAAAAGGATCTGACAGACCACATGGAGATTGCCCGCCTAGAGTGGGAGGCTGGTCTGTATTACGACGGGGACATTGGTCCCTATATTCCGTGCCGCAACATTCAGAACGCGATTCTCGAAAGCGCAGCAAAGTTCAAGCTCAAGAAGACCTTACGAACCGGGCTTCAGGTTGAAGCAATGGATGGCAATAATCGCCTCCCTCTGCTCTACGATGGACCACGAGATGATTTTCAGGAGATGTGGGAGGCTGGTTTGTATTTCAAACAAAGCCTCAAGCAAGGACAGTCTCGCGTGATGCGAACGCGACCCTGCTTTAAGGAATGGGAGCTTCCTGACTTTCTTCTGCGAGTAGACGCCCAGGAGTGCTCACGCAAGAAGCTTGAGCCGGTGCTGACCCGAATTCATCGCGTCGGTGCTCTTGGCGATTTTCGTCCCGAGTTCGGCCGCTTCGACATGGAGATTGAGGGATGAACACTCTCTCGCCGTTTACATCGAAGAACGAGAAATCCTACCCAGACATGTTTTGGGAGTTGGTTCGCGATCTGCCAACCAATTCAATCATCGCACACAACGATCCAAGGTTGGATTTCGCAATCACCGATCACTATCAAGTAGTTAAACACATCGCCCGGCGCATGGAGAAAGAGCAGAGGCGTACTCTCGCCTCAATTCGTGGCGAGGGCTACAAGATCGTTGCAGGGGTCGATCAGACAGCCCTAGCTCGTCGCGATTTGAGGGGAGCCCAGAAGAAGGCGCGGCGCGCCGGTCATCGAGCCTCAACGATCGACACACGAGAGATGACGGGCGCCGAGCAGCAAGAGGCGGCGGAAATGCTCACTCGAACTGACTTCCTCGTACGTGCGGCCGATCATTCAAGCAGGAAAATAAGCCGCGCGGGAAGGTGATCAAGGAGGACTAGGCCCCTTATCCCATGCCCGGCGTTGCCGGCCCAGCCGTGCCACGTCGTGTGTTTTATCGCAATCTTGCTCCACGCCAAGCCACGCCGAGCCGCGTCTTGCCGGGCCGTGCCTTGCCATGTGAAGTATTTGAATCTTGTCCCAGGTCGTGCCAGGCCGAGCCAGGTCGTGCCAAGCCAGGTCGCGCCTTGCCACGTGCTTCGTTTTCCCAACTTGCCTCATGTCGAGACTAGCCGAGCCCTGCCCTGCCGTGCCGAGCCCTGCCGCGCCATGCCTTGTGAATCTTCTAAAACTTACCCCGCGTCCGGCCGAGCCACGTCCTGCCGAGCCGAGCCATGCCTCACCGAGTCTCGCCGCGTCGGGCCGAGCCGAGCCAAGCCACGTGAAGTTTATTTTCCAGTCTTCTTCGTAGCCTTTTTCGCTTCTTCTTGCTTCTGCTTTTCTTTGTCTTCTTCGTCGAAATCTTCGGCTTCCTTCTTTTCGCCGGATTCTGCCTCTTCCTTTTCGCGTTTAATGCGCTCCAGCATCGCTTCGATCGGTTCGGTGTTGATCGGTGCGAGGCTGACTTTGCCCACTCCGTTCGGCAGCGGGGGTTTGCCCTCTTCGGCCCTGATCTCGTCGGCGGTTTCCCAGCCTCCGAGCATGCCCAGCGAGTAGCCTTGGTAGCGCTCTAGGCGATCTCCGCGCATGCGCATGCCGATGTCGAATTCCACGAATTCCTTCGGCCGCAGAAGGGCCGTTAGGGCGCGCTCGCCACGGGTGAGATAAGAAGACAGCGTGTTTCGCACAAATCCAGTCTCTTGTTGCTCGATCCCGCGACCCCAGCTTGTTGATCTATCCACGATCCCGATCATGTGGGGTGGCACTCTGAACAGCATACCAGAAATTTCACCCTGCGAGAAACCTCGCGACTCGATGAACTGAGAATCCTCGGGGTTCATCGAGATTGCCTTGAACTCCGAGCCTCCGGTCAGAACGGCAGGCAGCGAGGATTGACCGATCCCCTGGTGGGTTGACATCCACTGCCGCGCAAGTTTGATGATCTCGTCCTCATCCAAGTCGTCAGCAACCTGGATGACGCCCGAGGGCATCGCGGAGTTCTGGAACCACGCCGCGCCGTAGAGATCCTGGGCTCGCGCAAGGCCGAGCGAGTTCCGCAAGTATTCGACGGGATTCAGCCCAAGCAGAGCACCCGGAACGCTCAGATACTTGACGTGGAAGACGTCTTTATTCGGCACGATCTTACCGAGAAAGCGATACTGGATTTCGCCGTTTGGCAGCCTGCGCACGTTTGTTTGATCGGGGTGGATCGGCTTGATCTGCGTCGCGTAAAGTTCGGAGTCGCGTTCGATGATCTGGCCGAAGAAGTTTCCACGAAGCGCCATGCTGATCGTGTACTGGACCCACCAGTCCGTTAGGGAAATCTCGGCGTAGGGTTCCGTTATCAAGCGCGGAGGCGGTAGCTTTTTGCGCGTGGGGCTTTCGGGGTTGTTAACGACGTGAATCGGTAGCGTGGAAACCGCATCAGCGAGAACGCCGACAGAGCCGTAGACTGCGGCGACCTGGAGAGCCGTCTTTTCCGAAACCGTCACCCCCGCCGAACTTCCACCTAGCATGCCGTTGGAGGGCGGCGTGGAGTCACCCCAAGGTAGGTATCCAGAGGCGCCTCTTTGCTCCGATGCCGCGTTCAAAGCGCGCCGTATTAGCGACATTCACGGCCTCGCTTTCTTACTGCTGGTCTAGCTTTGCGTTCGTGAGCGGCTCGGCGCTCAGCTTGCGCTTCGGTGGCTCGGGTTTCTTGAGGCGTGGAATCTTGACCTTCACGCCGTCCAGTGCTAGGCCGATGATGAGCAGGACGAAGGCGATAACTGCGAAAGCGGCCACTCGCCCCGAGAGTTCGTAAGCGGTGAGGATCGCGAATGCGAAGCTTCCCAGCTCGAAGAAGTTGGAGATCATGAACCGACCACCGCGCTGTCCTCGTCCCACACAAACTCGCCTACTGGAAGATGCTTCCTGCATCCTACGCAAAAGGTCGAGCCGTAAAATGAAGGGTCGCGAGCGTACGTTTCACAGAGCACGAGTCCCATCCGCGTTTCTGCGCCACAAGCTTGGCCCGTGCGGTTCTGCTCCGTGCCGTTGACGCCGACGTGGGTATAGGAGCGTCGTAGTGGCCGCACGAAATCCTTGGCCCGCTCGTCCTCGCTAAGGACCAAATAAACCTCGTGTTGGTCTCGGGGCTCGGAGTCGCTACCGTGGCCGAGGCGCGGGTCGGTGGGGTCTGTGGTGAGGCTCACTGCGCTGCCCTGTCGAGCGCATCGGGCTTCTCTCCGGCCGCAGCCTGGAGAATAGGTTGCCATGCATTGAAAATTTCGATTCCCTCGGGAGTGTAGTTCTCGGAGGAGCTGGGGTTGGACTTAGCAACTAATTCCCAAGCCGTTCGAGACATCGTTATCGTGACATTCATGCTCGCACCCAACCTGCCGCGCGCATCTGGGCTTCATCAAGCGACTCAAGCGCCTGACCATCGGTAAGAGAGACGACGGTTCGCCCCGTTTCGGCAGCAAGCTGCCGCAACATTGCGTCACTCGCCACGCCATTCAACACAATGATCTCCTTTAGTGCAACGTTTTTATGAGTCATGGCGCAAGCCTTCCACCACGAAAGCCCCAAGCTCGAAGTAGTGCAGCAAGCTTCATTCGTAGTTTGCGCCTCATTCACTCCCCCTTTGGTGCGATTAAATCCTCGCGCAATTGATCCACGATTTCTTTGAGATCAAGGAAAACTTCACGATCCGCGTAGCTCTCGACTTCCCGCACAAAATCGACGAGGCGTTCAAACTGTGGGCGCTCGGCGAGATGAAGCGTGTAATGGAGCATTCTCGACGCCATCACTCCCCCAGTTGCTTTTGGATTAGCTCAGCCGCTCGGTCCAGATTGCCTTTCGGAATCCGCTGCGACAGAAGCGGGTGATCCTTGGTGCCGATCGTCAACGTCGTGAGTTCGCGGTAGGTATTGCCGCCTGCGTCCTTTTTTAGGCCACCTACGTGGAGTTCTACGTAGCGACCGTAGTTTCGGCAGGTTTCGCAGAGAGCGTTGAACTTGGGCCATCTGTCGCTGAATTCCTCGGCTACTGGCAACGTACATTCCACTCGTCGAGTACGACCGTGAGGAAAGCACACTCAGCGAGGTTGCTGTCGAGAATGTCGAAGCAGACGACCGTTGGCGTGCCCTGGTAGATCATGGCGCTTCCGACCGGCTTTGCGCGCGCCTGAAGCGGCTGGCAGACGACCTCGACAGGCCCCTCGAACTCCAGCAAGTGCAGAATGCTCGGCGCATCGTCACTGCGACGAAGGCGGTGGAGTGTGAGCGCTTCGTTCTTGCCGCCGCCCTCGGCTTTCTCGAAAACGAGCGCGTCATCGCCGTATTTGAGTGTGACGAGCATCATGTCAGTGCGGAGGTAGGTGGGTTTCGTGCTGCTGATCATGGATTTGGCAATCTCGCGGCCATCGAGGTGCACCGACGTCGTGCCCATCATGTTTTTCGGGAAGAATCTGCTCCCGTATTCTTCGAATTGCACGCTGCCCCCTTTGTGGCTTTTGTTACGAACGTCAGTTCGCGCTTCCTAAAGATTCGGCAACCGATGTTGCACGGCGAGTGCTGGCCTGCTAGGGTGCTTGCACCAACCGACCGAGGAGACCGAAATGCCCGACGCAGGACTCACCGCAGGAATCGCAATTCCCACTTTGAAGCTGCCTTCAGGCACGATGACGCTCACGATCGAGAACAACTCGAAGCCTCCCGCCGATCCGATCGCCGACCTTTACAGCACCTCACGCGAGGCCGAGGAGCTTGACGACCCCACGCGCCAGCAAATCGAGCGCTTCGCTCGGCAGATCGCTTTTGGCGGCGAGGACGGCGACACAGAGACCGAGTTCAACCGCATCTTCGATTACTCCTGGCGAGACGGCGCTTACGCCACGATGCGTGTTATCGACGAGTTTTTCGGCGTTTCGCTTGGACGCGGAATCGAGACAATGTTCGGCGAAGAACCACCGCGCATGATCGACATCGATGTTGGCGTGGACGAAACGGTGCAGGTTCCGTGGGGCAAGCTTGAGATTCCCTCACTGGACCGTGCCGAGTTGATGACAAGTGCTCACGGCGGAAAGCTTCGCCTCGCAATCAAAGCGCGACGCAAGCACCGCGAGAAAGTTGAAGCGTTCTTCGGGGCGATCGAGGCGTTTTTGAAGGAGCACTCGATCTACCACGGGAAAGCGACCGTTGGAATCCGGGATCCTTCGTTCCTCGACGCCGAGAAGATCGACCTCGACGCCGTGGTTTACTCCGACGAGGTGCAGGAGCTTCTCGACGGCACGCTCTGGTCCGTTCTGCGCCACACAGACGCGATGCGGGAGATCGGGCTGCCCCTGAAGCGCGCGGTGCTGCTACACGGGCCTTACGGCACCGGAAAGAGCCTCACGGGCCAGCGCACAGCGCGTATCGCGGTGGAAAACGGCTGGACGTTCATTTCCGCCCGTGCCGGTGAGGACGAATTGAGCGGTGCGCTTGAAATGGCGCGGCTCTACACGCCCGCTGTGGTGTTTTATGAGGACGTTGACACCGAAACCGAACCCGACGATGATGGCGACGAGGTTTCGAGGCTGCTCGACGTTTTCGATGGCATCACCGCAAAGGACAAGGAAATCGTCGTCGTCATGACCACGAACCACATCGAGCGGATTCACAAGGGCATGCTGAGGCCAGGACGCCTCGACGCGCTCGTGGAGCTTTCCGCACTCGACCAGGGGGGGATAGCGCGCATTATCGCCAAAGCGGTTGACAGCGAGCGCCTCGGAACCCTCGATTTCATGGCAATCGCCGAGGAGATGGAGGGCTTCACGCCCGCGTTCGTGCGCGAGGTCGTGACTCGGGCCGCGTCGGTAGCGCTTTCACGCAATGATGGCTCGGTGGACTTCGTTCTCAACACAGCAGACCTCATCACGGCAGCGAGGTCGCTTGCACCCCAGCTTGAGTTTATGGCTGGCGCGAAAGAGGACGTTATGCGCTCGTCACTTGAGGGCAGCATGGAGCGCCTTGTGCGCACCGCGCTCGACGGCGGCAAGATCCTCGATTACGATGGCGACAAAATCGACGAGTACGGCATGAAGCTCTCGTTGAAGGAAGACGAGTAAATGTTCGCCGCTTTTGGAGCTGGGTACGGCATCCGCGCATTGAGAAGGAAATAAGATGCTGCTCTGGCTGATACCGACCATCGTTTACGCGCTTGTCGCGTTGATAACGTGTCGCTTGTTGACGGGCCACTTCGCTTGGCATTGGGCCATTCAGAAAGCAGAGCATGAAAGGCTCGGGAGTTACGCCAACTTCCCGATCGCCGGAACCGAGACACCAGACGAGGGGCAGTGGGGGGGAGCCTTCTGCGTGGCTCTCGTTATCGCGGTGGTTTGGCCAGCAGCGCTGGCTTTTACGCGCGTTCCCGTCAAGATTGGCGCAGAGCGAGAGGCCGAGCGCAGGCAGATGGCCGCCCGCATTAAGGAACTAGAGCACGAGGCTGGCCTGTGAACTCCGAAATCCAAACCTACTATGAGAAGCGACTTCAAGCCATCGAGATCACGCGAAAAGCGCTGGAGGAAATGCTCGTCGAATACCGCAAATTTCGCGACGAGGCAATCCGCGAGGCGGTTGACGCGGGCCTGACGCAGACTTCCGTCGCAGAAGCCGCTGGCTTGACGCGCTCTCGGGTGGGGCAGATTGCGAAGGGAGAATTGTGACGCGAACTGACCGAATCTCCGATGCTTGCTATAACAATTCAGCAGATCGCCAACGAAGACGAGAGTGACATCGGCGAGCTTGTGACGGTCCTTCGCGATGTTGTCACGAAGCCTGGACCAGATTCGAAAATGAAGGCGATCCAAGTGCTTCGCAGATACGAAGGAATGCCGTGAGGCCGAAACGACCACGCATCGACTGGGAGCGCATCGAGGCGATTGAGCGGGATCTCGGGTTTACGTTGCCGCCGTCCGTTATGCCGGAGCGGGAAGTTGAGCGCAGAAAACGAGCGCAAGTCTGGCAAAAGAGACGAGCGACTGCAGGGAAAAATGTCCTCGCTGGGCTGCGGTTGTGCTTCATCGCGCTGGTTGCTCTTGGGCTAATCTTCGGGCTAATCTTCGGGCTCTACGAGGGCGGAAGCGCAATCATGGCGGAAGGACCTCCGCCAAAACTTCCTGCGCATGTTCGCGTCGGACCAAACGAAACCTTCCTCGTGACACGGGGCTATGGAGCACTCGGCGACCTTCTCTGCGAATCGGGGGGGAAGCCCGAAATCACACGAAGCCCAGAAGGAGAAATTGTCGCTTGCCAGGAAAGCGAGGCAATTCATTTCAGCTACCCGAAATCCGATCGGTGGAATCCGTGACCTATCGCGAGTTCGTCGAATACGCGAAGGATTTCGTCAGAAAGATCGGCGAGAGCTTCAAGGACCCCGAGGACGATTGGGAGCCCGTTGCTCTGATTAAGGGCGACGAAGGAATCGCGCTTGTTGGCCTCGTGCTTGACAAGGCACACTGGCCCGAAGTCGTCAGCGCGATCGTAAAGAAAACGAAAGCGACGAAGGTTGCGCTCATTACTTCCTCGTGGGGCCTTGAATTCACAAGCTCTGAGGAGTACGATGCCTACATGGCAGATGACGACGCGCCTTCTCCGAGCAAACACCCGAACGGCGTGAAGCAGGTTGTCGTCAACGTTTTCGACGCCGAGCGCGTTGAGGCTTGGAGCGCGAAGATTCTGCGGGACGGAGAGCAGCCGCCCGTGCTAGGCGAGTGGGACTGGGGTGGAGCCGATCCTTCGGGGCGCATGATTGATCCGATACGTGCGGCGATGCGATGAGGCATCGCTGGTCCTGGAGTCTCGCGGCGCTTTATTGTGCTCAATTGCTCCTCGCGCTTGCGGGACTTCGCGGAGCTTGGCTGCTCTGGCCCTCGGAGATCGCATTTTTCTGCGCGTGGGTGATTCCGAATTGGAAGGACGCGCCACTCGCGTGGCGCATAAAATGCTGGCGCGCTCGGGTTTTTCGCCCCAAGAAGCAATACGAACTTTGGGAGTCCGTCGCCCAGCACAACGCTCGAAAATTCGGCATCATCAGGCTCCCCGTGGATGGTTACGGCTGGAGGAAGCCGTTGCCGTCGGATTACCCGCTGCCAGACATCGAGACCGAGGGAGAAATCAAAGTTTGCAAAATTCTCCGAACACGGAGTGGCTACGCGCTTGCGTGGGTCGCTGGTCCTCCGCGTCCTCGTGGTCGGCGGAAACTGCCGCAGTGGCGATTCGGTACGGCCAGGAGCCTACTCGGGATGAGCTAATGCGAGGCTACTTCGGCATCGGAATCGTGGATGGCAAGAGCACGCAGAACGTGGGCGGATTGTGGCGATCCGCACATGCTTTTGGAGCCTCGATGATTTTCACGATCGGCTTCCGACCGCCACGCCAACCAACCGATACCACCTGTGCTGCGAAGGGTCCTGATATAGCCGTCTCACCCGAACGGGCGTTCGGACATGCATTTAGCGAGCCGCAAGTAGGCTCCGCGCCATGCGGCGCGTGCGAACTCACGATCCAACGGCCTACTTGCTTGCGCTAGCTGGCATAGCCTTTGTGGCCGGTTTTGGTTTGCTCGCGGTTGAGCAGACTGGGTTTGGGGAACACGTCCATCGCTGGCATCACTTCTGGTGGCTGGTTGGCGTCTTTGTTGTTGGCGTTGGGATTGCGCTAACCATTACGTCTATCGTGGCTTTCGTCCGAGAGATGAAAGACGTCGAAGTCGAAGCAACGAGCGAGAGTTCCATCGCATCGCCGCAAAGCACGGGGCCGGGCGGCGAGATCGAGGAAGAAATCGTGCGTAAGTTCAGGTCCCCCGCTGGGAAACGTAGGTCGCAATGGCTCCCTGGAGGACGGCGACGGTCTTAGATGGGTCGCTCCCGCCGTAGCGCATCCGCAGTTCCGACAGACCATCTTCTGAGATCTGGGCTACTAGCACTACGTCGGTTATCTCTGCGTTCGGATGCTCGCGCTCAGCAGCATCGAGAAGTTGTTCGACCAGACGGGTCACATTGGTTCTGTCGATCGGCATGAGTGGCCCGTAGAACGCTACACGCTCGGGCGCGACGACTCCAACCGAACAGACGTTCGTGGAATTTCGTCCTCATCGCAGCCTACGCTAATCGGTTGCCGTCAGATCGACGGCTCCTACTCGTCACCGCGTAGTAGCGCGGCGCGAGCAGGATCACCGAAACGAGAGGAGGTGGTGCCCGTGGTGGATTCCTCCGCGTTGATGTAGCCGTGCCTCTGGCGCTCCAGTCGTAGGTGCCAGGGGCACAGTTCAGCGTTGCGAGCGCGGGTCCTCTGTGGCCCGCGTCGCAGCGGGTGCGACATTGTTCCGTCCGAACGACGTCGTAAGCTCACCGCATGAGCAAGCCTAAGACGCTGTTGGAGGCCATTCGGTACTTCTCAGACCCCGATACCTGCACGGCATTCGTTGCGCAGATCATCTGGCCTGACGGTCCGTTTTGCCCCGCGTGTGCCTGCACGGAATACAGCTACCTGAGCACTCGTCGGGTTTGGAAGTGCAAGGCGTGCAAGAAGCAGTATTCGGTCAAGGTGGGCACGATCTTTGAGAACTCGCCGCTACCGTTGAGTAAGTGGCTACCGGCGGTCTGGCTGATCGCGAACTCCAAGAACGGCATTAGCTCGCACGAGCTTGGACGTGCCTTGGGGATCACGCAAAAGACGGCGTGGTTCATGCTGCATCGGATTCGACTCGCCATGCAGACGGAAAGCTTTGTACGGCTCTCCGGGGAGATCGAGGTCGATGAGACGTTCATCGGCGGTAAGGCGCGCAACATGCACGCGGCCGATCGCAAGCGGAAAGCCGTCAAGCGGGGCGGTAAGGGCTCCGGTAAGACGCCCGTTTTCGGGATGATCGAACGTGGCGGGAAGGTCAAGGCGCAGGTGGTGCCAGACGTACGTGGCAAGACGCTCAGGCCGATCATCAAAGCCTCTGTCGCCAACGGCTCCACCGTCTATTCAGACGCGCTGCCGTCCTACAACGGCCTTGGGGTGCGCTTCACGCACAAAACGATCGACCACGCGGAACGCTACGTGGACGGCAAAGTCCACACGAACACCATCGAGTCCTTCTGGTCGTTGTTGAAGCGGTCGCTTTCGGGAACTTATATCTCCGTGGAGCCCTTCCACTTGTTCCGCTACATCGACGAGCGCGTATTCGCCTTCAACCAGCGCCGGGATAGCGACTACGCGCGCTTCGAGGCGATTCTTGGCGCTGTCAGCGGAAGGCGATTGACGTATGCGGGTCTGATCGGCGCGCTACCCTCAGAGGGTGGAAGATGATCGCCCGAACGAAAAGCCCGGCGGCGAAGATGGAGCCGAGTACGAGAGCTTCGAGGATCTCGCCCGCAAGCTTTTCAAGGTCCCCAAGGTCGAGCTGGCCGAGAAGCTCAAGCAGCACAAGATCGCCCCGAAGTCCCGAGACTAGCCTTCCTACACTGGCGTTGAGCCCGACATGAAGCGGTCGGGCTCGCGGCGGTGGCGAAATTGGTAGACGCGCCGGTTTTTCATGCCGGTGGCCACTAAGTCAAGAGCCCGAGACCCCAAATCGAAAGGCTCTCCTGACTGGCCGTGTGGGTTCGAGCCCCACCCGCCGTATGCTAACCGACTTGCCCTACGGGATTCCGTCGAATAGCCGTCCCGCTGGAATCTCGAACGCTTTAGCGAGCGTAACCACCGTCGGAAATGCTGGCGCCCGTGCAGCGCGCTCGATCTTCGATATCGCCGTGTAGTGCAGGCCCGAGTAGCGCGATAGATCCTCTTGGGACCAGCCACGTTCGGCTCGCAGCTCCTTCATGTTGGCGGCGAAGCGCTCAAGGTGGCTCACGACCGCTGAGCTTCAACGGCCAGACCTCGAAAGCCAAGAGACAGACCGTCAAGATTCCTGTATCTTGACTACCTAACAGCAGAACAGTGCCCCCGGCAGCGCAAGCACTCCGGGGGCTGACACCGAAGTTAGGAGCTTCGATGCCACGCAAGACTAGCGCTTTCGCGCTAGTAATTTCGATCCTCGGACTTATCGTTCCAGCCGTCGCATTCGGGACGATCCACACGGGTCGAGTGATCTTCGAACAACCCCAGGACGGCCCAAGTCTCGAACCTCGTCCTCCGGCGATCGAAACCCGCGAGTATCTGCACGAAGTTGCGATCTCCTACGACGACGAAGCCGGGTCAATCACGATCACGGCCGAAAACTATGATCCGAGTCATTGGGAATCGAAGCTAGAACGGGAAGGCTTCCGGCTGGCACCCAAGTGCAGCGAAGTTGAAGAATCTGGCGATGGTCTTGTTCGAGGCGAATTCCACGGCGTTCAGGAATACGACGAACTCGACCACGCGGCCTCTGAAATCACGCGCGGCACCCTCAGCCTAGAAGGCTTCGCCGGGAGCCTTGAAGCAGTTGGTCCCTTCGACGGCCGAACGTTCACGATCACCTATGCGAATCCACATCTCGTTGGCCTAGAACTACGGTGCGGAGCGCTCAGTGGTAGCGAACCGTTCTCACTCAGCGGGTATCCGCCGCTGACCACAGCACCGGCTATGCGCGTCTCACGGGCAACGCGGACTCAGGTCCGAGCAATGGAAGCGAGCGCCAGCCTGCGTCGCTCGGGTGGCTTTGATCGCCAGCAGCACCATTTCCTCTCGGACCGAACCACAAGCACCGGCTGGGCCGCCGCAAGCTGGTCAATCTTCCCCCACAACGCCCAGCCCGAGACGATCGTCTTCCAGTACGCACGCGGAGCTTGGCGAGTCGTTACGTGGGGCTCATCGGTCTGTGGACCGGGCGCACACATACCGAAGCCCGTCTGTAGCGCGCTCAAGATATGAGGCGTCTCGCGGGGCTGATGCTGATCGCTGTAGCACTCACAGGCTGCGCGGCGGCTACCGAAAGGCACGAAGAATCTGTATCCACGCCAAGTGCTGCTCATATCGCCGAAACCGAACGCGCGGAAGCAGCCGCTACTACGCCCGATCCACCTGAACCAAGCATCACTGGCTTCGGCGCCACTGACGAAGCGTGGAACGGGGCGCATACCGAAGACACGAACTACGAACACGAAGCCGCGTACAACCAAAACTCATCGCTACCCGAAGGTGAGGGCCAAGACGAATACGGCGACGTAAAACACGCCGACAACCGCGTCACGGGCTACGAATACCACTTCGAAGGTGAGTCGGCCAGCGAAGCTAAGCGAGCGATCCTCGCCGAACAGTTCCCCCACGACGCAACGATCTTCGATGACGAAACGCTGCCCAAGTGCGAGCTGATGCTGATCAGGAGCCCCACCTTGGCACGAGCCCTAGGCGAGCGGGGAAATCCCGCAACGGTCCCTGTGGCTCAGATCGAGCTAGAAACGGGCCACGACGAAAACGACGAAGAACAGCCCTTCAACCCGTCAAGTGTTGACGGCGCTCTCGTAACTGAAGGCTACCCAGGCATCGAAAAGATCAAGCCCGAATGCTGAACTACGCCGCGCTGGAAAGCCGCACGGGGGCCTCCAGCGCCACGCTGAGATCGTTGTTCTCCTCGATCCTCAGCATCCGTATGTCGCGCACAGCAGCAGCAAACCACGGTAGCTGGCGAGCTACATCCTGAGCGGCAAGAACACACGAGACGGCCGTGACCGACTCGTTGCCGAAGTAAACGGAGCCTTGTTGATGTCCGAACCCATGTGCTAGGAGGATATCCCCGACTTCGGGATAGCCCTTACGCCAGTTGGAGCTGCCGTACTCGCGCTCCATCACGGCGGTGTCCATATCGAATGCGATTGCGTACATACGCCTAGGATAGCTGGCCGTTGGGACCCTCTCGCTGGTCCGCAATCGCAGCACAGACGCGCTTGTATTCATCGCTACTAACCTCCAGGTGAGGTCGGAGAATCCAACCTATAGAATCTGAGCATGGCCGAACATGAGGTGGGTCCATTCGAGCGAGAGATCAACGAGATCATGACGTTCGAGATGTCGAAGATCCCCGCGATGCAGAACGCCTTCAAGGCCGGTAGGTCAAGACCAGTCCGCGAGGATCTAGTCAGCGACAACTCCGACGACGCCATTCTGGAGGCTCTTGAGATAACGGATGCGGGCGTCGAGGCTCTCCGCGAGGCGATTCGTAGGATCGCTCGTGAGCTTGATGACCGCACTTCTTCCTGAGCTGCTGACAAGCACCATCGCCGCGTCGTAATCCGATTCGTCGCCTACCACTACTAGGCTTGAGTGCATAATCGCCAACCTCCAGGTGAGATAGGTATATCAGGACCCTGCGAAGCACGTCCCGCTATTCCACTACGCCGACTTCGAGGATTTCGAGGCGCACATTCCCGCAGGCTGCAAGCTCGTGGGAGTTGAGACCCGCGATCCGTTCGGCTACCGCTCGTTCGAGCTTTCGGTTTTTGCTCATCCCGAGCGCGCGCTTTACTTGCTTGGCGCCGAGGATCATGGGCTCAGCGAGACGACCGTAGGGCGCTGTCACGCTAGCGGCGGCCTCGTTACGATTCCTTCGTCCCTCTGCTTGAACGTCGCAACCGCAGGCTCGATCCTGATCTACGATCGGATTACGAAGCGCTAGCCTCGTGGCGAAAGCTCGCGCGGTGGAAATCGTCGAGGTCGCCGTCGAGCACTCGCTGCACGTCGCTGGTTCGGTGGCGCGTGGTGGGGTCGATGACCATCTTTTCGCCGTCGAGGACGTAAGTGCGGCGAACCTTCCCGCCGAATCCGACGTTCGCGCCTTTTCGGGCCTGCTCGTTCTCAGCAACAACGGACTCGGGCAGCGCCTTCATCCGACACCATCGCTGGAATTCGGGACTCTCGGCCATACGGCGGAAGGCGTCGCGCTTGTTCTGGGCTTGAGAGCGGTTCTCGGTCCCGCGACCACTCGCGCCCGAAGGTGGATGGACGACGCGCACACCAGCGGAGGTCTTGTCGCGGTGCTGGCCTCCGGCTCCGCTCACGCGAAAGGTTTGGACGTCGCAGTCCTTGATCGTGACGGTGAGGATCTTCTCGCGGTTCATCGACGGCACCCGCACCAGCATTCGTGGCGCCTCCACCACCATTTGCCCTTCAAAACATAGCGACACTCATGACCGAACTGCGCCACGAGAACTAGATTCCCCTGCGAGTCTATGTCGTATTCGCGAAACATCTTACGACCGCGTTTTTTTCACGCCGCCGTACGTGCCCGACTCGGGGGCTGGGACGCCTCGGGTTTGGAAGTTGCGGTTGCGCTGCGTCATCCATGCGTGGCGCTCGGTGACGGTTTTTGGGGCAGCGGGGTACGGCAGGCAATGGGGAGCGAAGTGCGAATCGTCCTCGGTGGCTTCCTCGACCTCGAAGCCGATCGTTCCGAGAGCCGTGTGGATCAGCGCTTCCTCGCCGGTCGTGGGCTCGACGTGGCCGTTCTCGATTTTGGAAAGCTTCGATTGGTTGATGCCGGTGCGCTGCGCGACCTCGGCTTGGGAGATTCCTGCGGCTTCGCGTTCGGCGCGGACGTTCATGCTTCGAGAATCTCGATCGCTTTTTCGTAGCGGGCTTTGAGCGAAGGCCACGTTTCGTCCCAGCCTTTTGCGCGTACTTCATCGTCAGGCTCGGGGCCGCAAGGACGCGGCGGAATCCGGCCGAGGTTGTCACGAAGGTCGGCTAGCTTGATCTCGCGGGCGAGCCGCCCTGAAGCGGAATCGGCGAGAGGTCTGGCGATCTTCGCGATATACTCGGCGTAGGTCTCCTTCGAGACGCGAGTGAGCAGTGCGAGTGCTCCGCTCTCGGCGGTCCGCAGTTCGCAGGCCACGATCGTCGCCGCCACATCAACGTCGCCGTCCTCCAGCACGTCGTGCAGCGCCGCGACGACCTTCGCCTCGTCGCTCACCGCTTCGACTACGCGAAGAACGTGGAGCAGATACGGAGCGCCCTGTTTGTCGCGTTGATCCGCGTGCGTGCGAATCGCGACTTGCAGTGCAGCGGCGAGATCGCTCATTCCGCTGTCTTCCTGATTTTCGCGGCGAAAGGGCTGCTGACGCGAATCTCGGGGAGATTCTCCGGCAGCAAGTCGCTCGCGGGGCGTAGTCCCGCGTCAACCTGAGCTTGAACGCGCTCCTGGCGGCAGTCAAAACACTCGAAGTCCTCGATTATTCCGCCTAGCGTCGCGAAGCGAATGAAGCGGTCCGTGAACTTGTTGCATTTGTAGCAAGCCATCTGGCTGATGATGTCTTCGAGCTGCTCGTGGACCGTTTTGTCGCTCATCAAAAGTCCCAGCCATCGACAAGACCCCGCGAAGGATCATTCACGCCCGTTGGGATGTGGTCGCGTTCGTGTACGACGAGCTGCTTGCCCGCGAGGACGCCGATGCTTACGCCCAGGGCAAGCGAGAGGGCGTCGAGACTACGAAGCGGCCCGTCGGGGCGTTCATCGTGCCACGTTGTGCTCTCGATGAACTCCTCAAGCGCGCCCTCAGCGAAGCCCAGCTCCGTGGAGCCCGTGGCGTTGCCGACCATATCGGCGGCGGCGTGGAGATGGTGGGCCTCAATCTTCATCGCGCTCAACTTTCGAGAGCAGCGGATAGAGGTCATCGTAGGACCGTGCCGTGCTATAAGCCCGATCCTCAACGTCGCTGTCACGCGGGTACTCGTCGGGGTCCGTGAGCACGAAGCCGCCAAACCGAGCGCCCTCAGCAAATCCTACGACCATTGCCTCGCGAACGAGGCTCTTCGTGCGCTTCCCCAGTTTCATTACGCTAGCATAGCACAACTCAGGCCGCTTCGTCATCCTCCCGTGGCATCTCGTCAGAATCGAGCATTCTCTCGGCGCCCCTCAGCGCCGCCGTCAGAAATCCCACCTGCTGCCACCGGGCCTCCATGCTCGCGCAGAACTCCAAGCACGAGAATTCCTCACCATCCCGATCAACGATAACCTCCGCCAGAAGCATCGTCTCGCCAACCTCGAAGTCCTCGCCGTAGCGTTCCTTCAAGTGCTCCAGGAAGCAGAGCGTCTCATTGCCGAGCGATTCTGCGCTAGTGGTCGTTTCGTCCATTCTTCACCCCGCTACGAGGGAGTTTGACAGGGCGTCCGCGAGATTTATGACGCGGGGGTTTCGACGCTTGTGCGAAGCCGCACGATCGAAGGCCATCACCGCCGCTACCGCGAGGTCGATGCGTCTCGGAGAATGCTTCGAATCCTTCGAAAGCCTCCCCCCGCGCGAATCCACCTTCAGCACCGCGTTCTCGACGTGCCTTGCGAGGTCTGGATTACCCGAGTGCGTCATCTGGCCGTTCATTACAGCCTCGTGGAAGCGGGTTGTGGCCGGAATCATGCGCATCGCGGTCTGTGGGTAGTCCTCGACGGGCAAGCGCTCTTTCTCGAGGATCTGCAGGCTCCGAGCCCAACGATACGAATCGCACGCGATCGACTTTACGCGCCATTTTTTACATGCACGGCGGATTTCATCCTCGACTTCCTCGATCGGGACCTCCCAATCGGGCGGATCGGTATCTTTTCGTTCCCAAAGCTTCACAACATCGAGGTGGGGCACCTCGCCAATTTGCACCACGACCAGAGCAGTCGCGTCGAAGTTGAAAGAGCCGTCAAATCCGAGCGTTACGTCCGCATGGTCGGGAATTTCGCGTTCGTCGGTGCATTTTTTCCAGAATTCGGCAGGAATCCAGCGCTCAGCACCGGCTGCGACGACCTGATTGAGGTAATAGCGCCTCGAAAGCCACTCTGGCGTCGTTGGGTCGGCGATCTCCTCCATCAAACGATCCACATCGAGCCACGTTGAGTCGCCTCGCGCAGCAACTAGACCCGCTCTTACCGCCTCGTGGTCTGTGATGTCAGCAATCGGGGGCGCCTCGACCGAATCGTAGTAAACTCCCGTCAACTTCCCCGCACGCCACGCCTCGTAGGTTTCCTCGGCGGCAGATTCCTCGCCAGGGAGGTGTGCGTTGGTGATTTCCATAACGCGCCCAGCCCCATCGCGCGCCTTCGCGAGGTTCCGCTTGATAACCTGCGCCATCTCAAGCCCAGAGTTATTCGCAAGCCACAAATGCGGCTCATTCGCGACGATAAGCGTGGCCCTGTTACCCTCAAGCGCCTTCGGCGAGGAGGTTACGGCCTGGATTTGCGCCGTACCACGCGCGTAAATGATCTCCTTGCCGATGTCGATCTTGTACTCTTTGATCGCCGCCTCACTAAAAAGGCTCGGGAAGAGCAGCATCGTGTTGCGCGTCTGAACCAGGTTCACTGCAGCGATTTGCACCCACGGTGCGGGGTGTTGGATTGCGATCGGCGTGCCGTCTTGATTCCAACCACCGAATCGACACGGGCCGCAAAGCTCTACGGCAGCGAGAGAAGCAAGGAATGGGTCCTTGTCTTCGATAAACCCCAACCCTTCATTCTCCTGAGTACACCTCTGCGCGCAATGAAGCGCCCATCGGCATCGATCTCGAACCAGCGCAGCACGATGCGTGCTTGCTCATCGGTGAAGGTCCAGGGCTCACCAGCTTCCGGCCCGTCTGGCTGATTGAGCCAAGAGGCAGTCCACTCAAGTACGGACCAGCCGATGGTTCTATTTTCCTCAGGGGCGATGTCCGGCAATGACCGAATCGCCTCAGTGGGGGTTGGGATTTTTAGATCACCCCCCAGCAGCTTTACGATATTTCGCCATTAACGCCACAGCCGGAGGGGCCTCGGTGTTCTCCTCGTGCTCAAGGATGAGGCGTGCTCGGCGCCTATCGCCCTCCGTCGCGAGCAACGAGGACATGATGCTCATGATGACTGCGACAGCGTTGGCGTTGAGCTTCTCGCCGTTTAGCTGACGCGAGAGCATCTCGCAGGCCACGGCCGCCATCTCCCAATCGCTCGGCTCGTAGAACTGCGCTTGGCCTGATTTCGCCAGCGACTCGTAGAGCGCCCTTGCGCGCGGGTGCCAGTTCTCGTCGGAGCTTGGTGCGTCGGCGACGATCGACGTGACCGTCGCAATTTCGGGCTGGGAGTCCTTATTACGCCTGCGTCGTTCCTCTGGGCGCTTCGGGATTGGACCAGGCATCACAGATTCCTTTTCGTGTGCTTTTTCGAGTTGCAGCGGCGACAGAGCACCGCGAGATTCTCGTCATCATTTGAGCCACCGAGACTTTTCGGCGTCACGTGGTCGAGCGTGAGGGGATTCTCTGGCGTAGGGGCGTCGCCACAATTTTCGCAGAAGCCGACTTTTCGCGTCAGGTTTTTTGATTTTCGCGCCCACGCAGAATCATAGCCGCGCTTGGCCGACGAGCCGCGCTTTTGCTCGCGCTTTTTTTTGCAGGCTACGCAAAAAGAGCCCGTTTTGATGACGACGCCGCAATCGAGACATGGACGTTTCACGAAAAACTCCGCATTTGCAGGCGGCAAAAAGGCGGAACCCGTACGGCTGGTTTTTGCACCACATGCGGGTCGCTGCGCGCTACTGCAGACATTTCGGGGGGGCGCGGGTAAACTCCCTGCAAATGGGCACATTCTCACCCCTCAGCCCTTGTACTAACCCTCACTTGGAGCCTCCACACCATCCCCTGGGGGGTAGTCAGAGGATGGTTTAGTTCAGGCCGACGGGGACGCTCGGTGACGCTCGGTGACGTAGTACGAATGTCCAGTGCATTCAAGCTCGGTGGCCTGTTAGCCGATACTGGAGTTATGAAATCACTAAGGAGTTACTTCAGGCCGTGTGCAGATCTAGTCGAGTTGATTGCAGAACTAGATGAGGCGATAAGGATTTTGCAGGTCGAGGACCTAATCGGGGAGCACCGTTGCGAATGGGATGCAGAGCGCGTTTCTGCGGTTGATCCGGATGTGCGAATATAAAGATTCGCAAATGTGCTTGACAGATGTTGCGAAAGCTGATTAGATGTTGTTTGTGAAGCGAGACCACGCTAAGAAGGAGTACAAAGATGTCCGCTTTGAACCTGCAGAATGCTGATGCCGAGCAGTGCCTACGCGTACAGGCGGCGCTTCAGCGTCGAGCACGTGTTGCACACCGCGCGATGAGTACCGAAGAGCAGGAAATCTTCGACGCGGCCGGGCGCCGACTTGAGGAGCTACGCTCGATCAATCCTCGCAACGAGACCAAACACTCAAGGAGTCGATCAAGCATGAGCAATATCGAGTACATCCCCGGAGCACGACTGAGGCACATAGACGGCACTGAAGCGACCGTGGACAAAACCGCGACCGCTGACGACTACGTTGTGAGCGTCGAGGATGACGGTGGATTCCAGCAGCTATGGCCGAGAGACGAGATCGCCGGATTTGGTGTCGTCAGTTTCTCCGAGACAGACGAGATCCCGTTCCTCATACAGCAGGTAATCCACACGGGCAACCAAACCACGATCGACGTTGGTGTGCTGTACGCCATCGACGCGGCAACCGCACGTGAGCGCGCAGTCGCTAACGACCACATAAAGGAATTCGAGTCGTTCCGCGTGCTCAGCCTCAACGCCTACGGTCTGGAGGTCCCGGAGCACTTCCGTGCCGCCGCTGGGGAGCCATACACGACGGGATAAGACCGCTACACACTTCCTGTACGACACGACGACGGCTACGCGGTCTCTCAAGCGTGGCTATAAAGGAGCTATGAGCAATGACGATTTCCAATGACGAGATCCGCGAGTTTGTCAGCGGCTACGTGGAATGCGCTTTGTGGAGTTCAAGTGATCCAGACACGGAAGCGCCGCTAGATGCTGAGTACGACGTACTGGATTTCACGTCAGACGCTTGCGAACGTGCCGCATACGAATGTGCAGAGTTTTGGCAGGCGAATGAGATTGATTTGACGTGGTATTTTCAGTCAATCGCTGTAGGCGATTGGACGGCTGAATCGATGGCTGGCCACGATTTCTGGCTGACTCGCAATGGCCACGGCACGGGATTCTGGGATCGTGAAGCGGGACAAGCTGGTGAGAATCTGGCAGACGCAGCGCGAAAGTACGGAGAAGTGAACGTTTTTCCAGAGACAAGCGGATTGGAGATGCAATGACAACGATAGAGCAGTTTTTCCACGATCACACGGGATTTAGCTACATTCCTGCACGAGAGACCCCAGAGCAAGGGTGCGAACGCAATGCAGTCGAGCTAGCAGCCGCATATTCAGAGCTTTACGCTGTCTCGACAGACGCTTACGTTTCGTGGGAAATCGACCCGGACATCACATCGCACGATTGGGAGGACCCAAGCGAGCCGGAGCGTCCGACGTTGATTGCCACGCTTTTCTACGGTGAAAACGTTGTGGGGTCACTTGGCGGTATCGACGTCAAGGACTGCAACACTGGCGATCCTTACTGCAAGGTCATTGAAGCAGAATTGTGGCGAGAGTTTGCAGCACAACGGGAGTCGTGTATTGTGCGCGGCGACAACTAAAGGAGACCATGATGTATCAATTCGGCAAGAATCTAGAAATGTTGGGACGCGCGATTATCGGCGTTGTGTTCTGGGGTTTTGTGCTGGTGATTCTGGCGTTCGTGATTGCGTCGGTGATTTGAGTGCAGATTTTCCTAGTATCCGACAAAACGGACATCAAGGTACTTTGTAGTGCGGGAAACCGTGAGGACGCCAAGCGACGATCATTCCCGCACCTGCTGGGTAATCCAGATCAATATGTCATCAATCCACTGACAGGACCACGCGACCACGTACTTCTCGACCTTGTCGTCAAGGTAGAACCAACGCAGTAATCAATCAAAACCAAAGGAGACCAGAAAACAATGGCACGCACATACACAAAGCACAACGTAACGGAGATCGCAGTAAAGGCATCAAGGCTTGGATCGGGCTTTCGCGCTTCGGAACTGGGGACCTACCCAGTGATTCGCCGGGCGACGACGGTTGGCATTATCCGGCCGTTGAAGGGCACCATCAGGACTGGCGGCAAAGGACGACCGGCCTTTCGCTACTCGCTGACACCGAAGGGCCGTAGTATCGCTAGGAAAGCCGCGTAATGCTCGATAGTTCTCGATACCGAATCAGCGTTGGAGCAATGAGCACTTTCCTTCAATCCCCACTAGCACTTTGGATCGGGCTAGCAATCGCAGTGCTCGGTATCGTGGCTTGTTTCGTCCTAGCGTTGTGCGTTATGGCAAGCTGGGCTGATGCTGAGAAAACCGACAATCGATAAGGAGCACACAATGAAGATTTACAGCGACGTGCTTACCTCCTCCGACATAGAGGGAAATACACCGGATCACGTTTACGCAAATGTAACGACACGCGGCTCGCGCAAGCGTGCTCATGCGTTCACGGTTTATCTTGAGTACCTAGGCGAGAGAGTTAAAGGCGATGGCCGCATTCGGCGCCCGAATACGCCCGGTACCGCTGGCGGTTTGAATTCGGCACTTGTGGGCTCGATAACCGCAACCTATGACGAGCACGGCGAATGGATGGCGAAGCTGTTTGAGATCGACCCAGATGCCATTATCTCAACATACCATGGTGTCGAAGACTTCTACCGACAGACTCAGAAGGCGCGAGCAGGCGGTTTCTTTCGGCACGCTAACTTTCCGTGGCTGGAGGTGATAGTATGAGCGGCTGGTACATATTTGCGCTCGTCGCCGCAATTTTGGGTGATCTGCCCTTCGGGGCCGTCGTCGCCCGGCGAATCACTGGCGTAGACAATAAAGCTGTGAAGATTTGCGACCGCTGGTGGTCCCTAGTTTGGCAGCTTTGCGCAATCGTTGCGTTGTTTTTGGGGGCGAAGATTCTGTGAGCACTTCAACCTACATCGACGCAACGTGCATTTTCACGGCCACTGCGGTAGCCGCGTGTGGCGCCCTGGGCATCGTGCCGGACTTCCTGCCCACTGAGCAGATCGGCATTGCGGCGGACCTAGGAGCGGGTGGTATGGCAGCACGACACGCGCTACACTGGCTCAAGCATCGGAAGACACACGCACCGCAACCGCCGTGAAGCCAGCATGAGACGCGGCTGCTCACTCGATTACCGCCCCGTCTTCGGCATCGGGCACGCGCTCATCGCCGTGTTGGAACGTGGCGTCGTCAAGATCGAAGTAAATCAAGCCGTTGTCCTTGATCTCTCGCACCGTCGCCTCAATGCTCATCCCTTCGCCGGGTTCATAGACCAGCACCTTGAGGCCAACGTGCGGTGTCGAGCCTTCCGGCCAAAACTTCCGCAACGTTGCGGCGCGGCGAAGCTCGTTGAAATCAATCGGGACCCAAATCTCACTCACGGCCTGCCTGTCCGGCGTTTGGCTTCGATTGCGTCAAGCTCCTTACGCGCCTTCTCCGAGAGTGCCGGGCGTAGCAATTCCTCCGCTACTTCCCGAGCAAGCTCACGCGACTTTCTAGGGCCGTGTGTGGTCGAGAACTGGCCAAGATAGGCCACGGTGAGCACGTCGAGCGTTTTGCGGTAGCTGAGGCTTATGCCGCGCGTCTTAGAGGTGCTCATCGGAGGCGCATGTCTCGCAGGGAACGTGGCGGCGTACGATGCGCCTTAGCAGCGACAGCGCGTTGCTTGGCGGCGTAGCCGTCCGCCTGTGCGCCGAGACCCCTGCGACGCAGTGCACCATCGAAGTCAGTGAGGAGGTCGAGACGCGCCTCTCGTCGTTCGACGGCCGCAAGCATCTCCTCCGGCGTCGGCTGGCACGTCACGCACTCAGCGCAACGCCTGCCGTCCGGTAGCGGGTACTTGCAGGGCTCCTTCGGTGCGCCCTGGATGCGCTCCCATTGCTCGGCGTTCATGCTGGAGATTGTAGCAGGTTTGTGCGGACGAACGGATGTTCTGGTGTTTTTTCGCTGCCCCAAAAAAGTGACTGGACTTTTCATCCCGGGATCAAAATGTAGCTGTACGGGGGAGGGCCAAGCTCTGTTTTTTCGCATTCCGCTCAGCAGAATCAGCGCTCAGAAATGGTTTCCAAATGGACCGCGTACAAGGGATGGTCACCCTCCCGTTGCAGCGCGAATTGTCACGTCCTTACCGCGCTTTCGGAATCGCCTCACGGTGGCCCAGGTTCCAGATCGAAGTTCTTCGGTCGCACTCGGCGGATAGGCGACGAGGGAATCAGCAAGCTCGGCCAGCTTGTCGTTGCGGGCCATGTAGCCGCCCTCGACCTCAACGATCTCGTCGGCGAACTCGCGCAGTGCCTCGTTGTACCACTTACCCATCGGGACCACGAGGACCAGCTTCGCGCCTTGGGCCTTCGCCACTACAGCGCCGATCGTGTCTACTCCGTGAGCGCCTCCGCTGTAGATTGTGTCGCCTTGCGTTACGTGACGATTGAAGTCAGCTTGGATTATCGCAGAATTCGCTGGGTCGGTCGGGCCAGAGATGGCGATGAGGCTCATTCGTCGCCATAGCGCACGATTTTCCCAAACGTCTCATGACTACGACCCAGCTCCACGCCACAGCGCGCGCAGTAATAGCGGGTTGGGGGCATACTGCGTTCCTTACACCAAGATGCAGTCCAGCGATAAACACGATGCTTCCAAATGCGACAAATCGCGCGCTTCTGCCAGTCGGGCCAGTAAGGGCCGAAGATTACCAAATCCTCGTCGCCTCGCGTAGCCCAACGCGCTCCGACCCACGTTCGATGCCACGAAAGCGCACCGTGCATGTTGGCGTTTACGCGCTCCCAGCTATGCACAGACCACTGTGGGAAAAGTTCAACGCTCACTGCGGTTCGTGACTTGCTCGATCACGCGGGCTCCAAGTCGCGATCCTGGGCGTCCATGAAGCGACGAATGTGGAATCCTTCGCCCTCCTCGCCGCGCAGAGAATACCACGGTTGCTCATCGGGAAGTCGCTTGCGTGGACCTACGGCGGTAATTTTGTAGGTTTTGTCGTTACGCCTGACGAGATCGCCGACTTTGAAACGAGGGGTCATTTGCGCCTCGTGTAAAGCTTGCGCAATCGAAGGCTGGGATCAACTCGGTGGGCTAGCGCGTAGAGCATGTCGGCGATGTGGCGTCGAATCACGTGATTTTCTCGTCAAACCACTTCGCGATACGCACCAGCGAGCGAAACTCGGGCGTTGCCTCGATGGCGCGTCCCAGCCCTCTTAGCGCCTTGGAAAGCTCAGCGTGAGGATCGAGCTTCGAAGGTTCTTGATCGGGCTCCGGAGCCGCCTCTTTACGACGGCTCCCAGGCCCAGACAGTGCTCGGATCACCTCGTTGCGGATTTTATTGGATGCGTCCTCGCCAAGGAACTCGATAAGGATCGCCATTGCTACGGAATCGCCCTCACGGACCAGGCCGAGCAGGATGTGCTCGGTGCCGATGTAGTTGTGGCCCAGGCTCAGCGCCTCACGCAGCGCTAGCTCAAGAATCTTCTTGCCGCGCGGTGTGTAGGGAATCGCGCCGTCGGTAACTTGCTCGCCCCTGCCGACGATTCGTTCCACTTCTTCGCGAGTGTTGCTCAACACGACATCGAAGTCCTCAAGAACTCTGGCGGCGATGCCCTCATTCTCCGCGATGAGCCCGAGGAGAATGTGCTCTGCTCCCACGTAATTATGGCGCAGTCCGCGTGCCTCTGAGGCTGCGAGGACGCAAACTTGCCTTGCGCGTTCAGTGAAGCGCTCGAAAGTTGGAGAACCCGGCATTACGCGGACCGATTGAGCCATGCCGTGAGTACGTCGCGCAAGTTCTCGACCTGCGGACGATCCAACAGCACGACCGCATCACCGGCCTCGTGCTCGCTGCCTTCGTCCTTCGTGACCGCTTCGCAAGAAACCCAGAGACGCAACCAGTCGTGCAATCCTTCGGGGCGACCCTCGCGAGTTATGTGGTTCGGGATGCTCGCGACTTCGAGATGACCACCATGGCGATCATCCTTAGACGGCAGAACGTGCGAGCCACGATAAACTGTGGGCGCTTTTTTGATCGCATCGCAAGAGCACGGCTTGTCCGTGAAATCCCAGCAATCGGGAGAAGCTTCGTGGCAGAGATCGCAGTTGGGGAGATCGTGATGGTCAGCGTCTATCGTGAACCACGTGCCGTAGATCGACATTATGCTGCGGCTTCCTCGCGCTCGATGGCGGCATCGAACATTGCGAGGACGCACTCGTGGGGCTGGGAATCGTTGTAGCTCGCAACGGCAGCCCGAGAATCTTTCCCAATTACCGGGGCGAGACATTCCTCCACAATCACGCTTGCCATGGGATGAGGTATGTCGAGTTGGTTATCATGTCCTAGCGCGTGTTGTACCGCACCAATCGCGCAATAGCTCACGCGGCCTTCCAGCCTGCGTTCCCACCGCCCCTGCGTCCAGTTCTCGGGCGAAGAAATCAGCCCACGAGCTTGCTTTAGAAGCTCAAGCCGCTGCATCGCTGGCTTCCAAACGCTCGATTGCTGCATCAAAGGCTGCTAGGACGCAAGTGTTGTCGAACGCATTGTCGTTGTAGGCGATGAGGTTGTTGGCGAGTCGCTCTCCACTTGGAAAGCGGGCAGCTATCTCTGGCTCGAGAACGCTCATTACCGCCACGATGGCGTCGTCAATTTCGCGCTTGCCGTCCGTTATACTCCCCCCCTGGTCGGGTGGCAGTACATCCCCGAAACATCGCGAATCGCACCAATGGCGCAGGTTTCGAGATTCCCGTCCGCCTTCGTGCCTTGACCCCAGCCTTTGGTCCAAACTCCTGGCTCGGCGAGTGTGGCGCGAGCCTTTTTGAGAACGTCGATCGTAGTCATGGGAGCAGAATAGCACAGGCAACGAGAGCTTTCAAGCCAGAAAAAGAGCTTTCAAGCCAGAAAAGTTCGCAATTTGCGAGAATGCTTGCATCCTGCGGGCTGGCGTGGTAGGCTTCGCGAAAACCGATTCGAAGGAGCGATGATGTTCAGGAAAGCATCGAAAACACCAGCTTCAACCACCACAAGAACGAAACCACCGCCAGACCCAGGCGATCCCGTCAAGAACGCAATCCACAAGGCTGCCGCGTTGGAGTTCGTCAACGGGCTTCGAGCAACGCTCGGCGGCAACGCGCTCGACGCGCTACCACCCGGAAAGCCTGGAAATCATCGGGGCTGCCCCATCCATAACGGACTTCGGGACCTCACGAACGGGACGCCCATCAGCGTAAACGCCGCAGGGTCGAATTCCTCGGTAAAGATTGGCGATACGCTTATTCCATATCCTCTCAATGTCCGAGGGTTCGTCACTAAGTTCGACCAAGGCGCCTATCCCGAGCTAATCAACGAGATCGCCGAGATCCGCGCCGCAAACATCACAAAACGGCTCGACGCGATCCCAACGCAAGAGCAAGAGCCGTCTCATGCCTAGCGAGCTACCAGACGGCCTTCGCGTCAAATTCCGACACGAGCGAGCCTACCACGACCCGCTCTTCGACATCGAGGATTCCTTCTCGCTATCACCCAAAG